TCCCAGAATGCTCCGATATGAGTTATGGAACTTTATTGGAAAGCATACTTGTGGAAGTTATTCCGGAAACAGTCGGACAGTACACAGGATTGCCAGATAAGAACGGAAAAGAGATCTACGAAGGGGATACTGTAAAGAATACAGGGTACGATGAATTATGCGTAATTGAACAGCATAAAGGTGATTACATAATGAGATATGGGGAAAAATCATATTGTAATTTGGGTTTTTATGTATGCGAAAGAAACAGTGTAGAAGTAATCGGTAATATCCATGAAGGGCAGCAGTCCTAGAAAGGCGTTATATGTGTTTCTCATTAAAATTCAAATTCAAAGAACTATTAATTATCAAACATGCATTGCAGCTCTACAAGGACAGGCCAGGAGTATCAGACATAGACAGGGTCATGGAAGAGAAGATATTAAACAAAATTATAGACAACATCAATAGAATACAGACCAGATATGGGATTAGGAAAAAAGAGGATTCAAGACAGACAGAGACAAAAACAAACTGCATGACAGGTGAAACACTCATAAAGATAATGTGATGCATAGTGGCAGCAGACATAAGGGAGGGCAATTATATAAGTGACAAAGGATGATTTAAAAGAGATTTATTATATCAACAAAGAAATAAGGATGTGGAATAAAGAATTAGAAAGTCTTCAGTGCAAATCATTAGATCTAGGACAGAGGATTACAGGGATGCCACACAGCAGTTCTGGGATAAGTGATAAGGTTGGGGAACTGGCTGTAAACATCACAGACATAGAGGCTATTATCAGAGGAAAGTCAGCAGAGATACAGATACAGAGGAAAAGGATTATAGAGTACATTAACGGTATTGATGACAGTCTACTAAGGCAAATTACGTTTCTCAGAAATGTATCATGTATGAGCTGGAAACAGGTGGCTATTGAAATAGGTGGAGGGAATACTCCGGACAGCGTTAGGGTAGCATACGACAGATATTTTGAAAATAAATAAAGTTGTTCGTTTTGTTCGTTTTACTTATGATATTATGTAATTGTAAAAGAATAAGTAATGGATAGACAGAAACGGATATATAGCAGATATTTTGAAAATAAATAAAGTTGTTCGTTTTGTTCGTTTTACTTATGATATTATGTAATTGTAAAAGAATATGTAAAGGATAGGCAGAAAATAGATATATAGCAGACTTTTTGAAAATAAATAAAGTTGTCCGTTTTGTCCGTTTGTTATGTGATAATATGTAATTGTAAAAGAATAACCAAAAGATAGGCAGAAAACAGTTATATAGCAGACATTTTAAAAATAATTAAAGTTGTCACCTTTGTCACGTTTGTATGTGATATTATGTAACTGTAAAAGAATAACAAACAAACAGACAGGCAGAAAAATATTGTTTATAAAATATAATTTGCCGTAATCACAGGACAAGTCAATGTGTTATTTTAATATTGTAAAAAGAATGAGCACGGGAGAATAATCTCTCAGTGCTCTTTTTACGTGGAAAATTAAGGGGAGGATATATCAAGTGAAACTAAAAAGAATTGAAGTAGACAAGAAACCAAAGGACTGCATTGAATGTCCTCTTACAAAGCCATACACAAGGGATTGCGGACAAACCAAAACAGTTACAGAAATTTCAGGAAAGACTTATACAAAGAAGCCAGACGAGCGGTGCAAACTGCGGGAGGCAACATGGGAATAAAAGAAGTATCCATAGAGTTTCCAATCAATACAAGACTTGTATTTAAAGATGATACAGAAAGTTCTCCTTTACGATGGGTAAAAGGATATCGATACAAAGCAACCGGAATACACATTTTAATTATTGATTCGGATGAAAGTGAGTATGAATATACAACAGAGGAGCTGAGAGGACTATTGAAAAAGAATACTTAACACAAGATCAATGCGAAGTGTGGGTAAGAGAACTACTTAGGAGCGGCAAACTAGAGGAATTCTACAATTCAAAATACTGGGTGTGGCTTCGGGAAGAAGTACTTAAGGACAATAAGTATCAATGCAGGATGTGTAAGCAAAGAGGATTTTACCAGAAAGCTAATACAGTACATCATGTGCAATATGTCAGAAATCATCCAAGGTTGGCACTTAGCAGAGCATATACATTTCAAGGGATAGAGCATGAAAACCTTTTGCCTTTGTGCCATAACTGTCACGAGGAGATACACAATCATAGAGTAAAGATACAAAAAGAATATCTGACTGAGGAAAAATGGTAGCATACCCCCGGTCAAAAATAAACGCATATTAATTTGTACCTTTCCAACTCGGAGGGGTACTCGACAAGATAGAAATTTCCAATTCTCACGTGAGGGGGGGTGGTACCATGGCAGCAAACAAGAAAACACAGGCATATCTGGACTCTGAGCGATATCAAAAAATCAAAAATGACCTCATGGAACAGTTAGAAATTCGGGGTACTCCATATGAATTTTACCGTGATTTAGTAGAAGATTACATGGATATATGGGTTACCAAGTGCCTTTTGGTTGACGATATCCAACAAAGAGGAGTTACCGTCCTATACCACAATGGCGGAGGTCAGAAAGGAAGAAAGGGGAATGACTCGATTGAAAAAAGAATCAAAGTCAATGCCCAGATGCTCAAATTGTTGAGCGAACTTGGAATAAAGCCGTCCGGAACGGAAGGCGCAGATGAGTCAGAGGAAATGTGATTACCACCCATATATAGATTCTTACATGGACGGGGTAAGAGATGGGAGTATCGTTGTAGGAAATGATATTATTCTGGCCATGGATTACTACGAGAAAAAATTGGATGATCCGGACGTCTTTATCGATACAGTCAAAATAGAAAAAGCAGTAGAACTGATGGAACGCTACTTTGAAGTAAAACTATTTGATTGGGAATTATTTGCTACAGCGCTCATTCATTGTTTTAAGAAATCAAATGACACAGTCCTGTTTGATACGTTTCTAATCGTAATGGGAAGAGGCAATGGAAAGAATGGATTTATAAGTCCAATATCTTGGTACCTGACAACACACTACCACGGAATAAAAGGATACAACATTGACATAGTAGCAAATGCAGAAGACCAGGCAAAGACATCCTTTGATGATGTCTACGAAGTACTAGAAAAACATTGGAAGAAACTGAAACGGTTTTTTTATAAATCCAAAGAACTCATTAAAAATACCGTAACAAATTCCTACATCCGGTACAATACCTCAAATGCAAAAACCAAGGACAGCAAAAGAACCGGCTGCCTGATTTTTGATGAAGTACATCAATACGAAACTTACGATAATATAAAAGTTTTTACATCAAGCTTTGGAAAAAGAAAACATTCCAGAGCTTTTTATATTTCCACAAATGGAAATATTCGGGATGGCGTCTTAGACGACATGCTAAAAATTGCAGAAGAAATCATAGCGGGTACCATTACAGACTTGGACTGGGCTCCATTAATTTACCGAATAGACAGCGAAGCAGAAGCTGCAGATCCAAAAATGTGGCATAAAGCAAACCCATCTATGAAGTATCTACCGGAGTTACAAAAAGAAATTAAGTCTATGGCAGCCAAGATGAAATATCAGCCGGCACTAGAAGAAGAATTTTTTACCAAGAGAATGAATTGGCCAAAACAGAGAACAGATATGATTGTGGCTACTTGGGAAAATATCAAGGCTACCAACAGAGAACTCCCAGATCTGACAGGCTGGAAATGCACCGTGGGAATTGACTATGCAAAAGTTACGGATTTTGTGAGCGTAGATTTCCACTTCAAGAAAGAAGAAATGAGATACGACATATCTCATTCCTGGCTCTGCCTGAGTTCAACAGATATACCAAGGTTTAAAGTGCCATACAAACAATGGGCAGACGAGGGACGGTTGACACTGGTGGATGATGTGGAAATCAGTCCCTATCTTATTACGGATTATATCCAGGAGTTGGGAGCAATATATGCCATACAGGGAATTGCAGTAGATAATTTCAGATACGCACTGCTGGCAGAAGCGCTAAAAACCATTGGATTTGATGCAAAAGAAAGAAAAAACGTAAAACTGATTCGACCATCTGACATCATGCAGGTGGTACCAATCATTGATAGCCTATTTGCAAATCAAAAAATCATCTGGGGAGACGAACCAATTTTAAGATGGGCAACCAATAATACAAAATTGATTCCATCAGGAAGAAAGCAGAAAACAGACACCGGAAATTATTACTACGGGAAAATTGAAGCAAAAAGCAGAAAAACAGATCCATTTATGGCAGAGGCACATGCGACATGTCTAGAAGACTTACTCCAATCTACAGCAGGAATATTTGGAGCATTTGATGTAATTACAATTTAAGGAGGGACAAAGTGGGATTTATAAATTGGATAACAAGTAAATTTGGAACAAACCAGGTACCTATGAGCGGAGATATGTTTGCAGATATCGAAGATTTCATGGGGGAGATATACATCCGGGAGGTTGCATTTTGGGGCACTATCACAATCATAGCAAACGCAATCAGCAAATGCGAGTTTAAGACAATCTATGAAGGAAAAGAAAAAAAAGGGGAAGAGTATTACTTATGGAACGTAGAACCAAACGTAAACCAGTCCTCCGCACAATTCATTCATCAGCTGATAACACAACTATACCGGGACAATGAATGTCTAGTCATTGAGAATAATGGACAATTGTTTGTAGCAGATAGTTACAATATCAAACCCTACGCACTTTATGAAGACGTATTCACAGATGTAACAGTAAAAGATTTTCATTTCAACCGGCAGTTCAAACAATCGGAAGTTCTTTATTTTAAACTTTCTGAAAAAAAGATGAAACAAGTAATCGACGCTCTATTTAGTAGTTATGCAAAACTAATCACCCATACGATGAAGGCATATCAAAGGTCAAGAGGCGTCAAAGGAATCTTTGGCTATGACACCTTACCAACAGCTCCGGCAGAAAAAGAAGCCTTTGATTCTTTAATCGGGGATAAATTTAAGAAATATATGGAATCTGCAAATGCCATTCTTCCACTTGGAAAAGGGCAAAGCTACACAGAAACAGGGTCAAAAACCTATGCATCAGAATCAACCAGAGATATTCGAGCAATGATTGATGATATCTCAGACTTTACAGCAAAGAGCTTCGGAGTGCCGCCAGCACTGGTAAGAGGAGATGTACAGGGCATAAAGGAAGCAATGGACCAGTTTTTAACATTCTGCATCGACCCACTCTGCGACCTCTTGCAGGAGGAAATCAATCGTAAAAGGGTAGGGAAAAAAGATTACCTGAAGGGAACAAAAACAATTATCAATACCGAGTGCATCAAGCACGTAGATATTTTAGACGTCACAGCAGCCATTGAGAAGTTGGTATCCAGCGGATGCTTCACCATAAATGACGTTCGAAAAACACTGGGATTAGAGCCGATCGATGAAGACTGGGCTAACCAATATTTTATGACAAAGAATTTTGCAACGGTAGAAGAATTGTTGCAAGGAATAGGAGGTGGAAAAAAATGAAAAACAGAATACTTGAAGTCAAACAAGCGGTAGATAATCCGGAAGAATTGGACATTTATTATTAC